CCCGGGTTAAAATCCGGTTAAGGCCTTAGTAAATCCAAGGCCCGAGATCGTACCACTGCTGAATCACACTGTTCACTTTCCTAAATACAGTTCGCCCAGAGAGTGGGACTGCGTTCTTACCCACCCGATGGACTGGCTTTATAAAGGAAGTGATCGCTTTTAGTGTGATATGGCGTCCGCTTTCGAACCTTTCGGTCCGATCGAGGACGATGTCTGCTAATCGCTCACGGAACTCGAAGTCGAGATCTCCGCTCGCTTTTAGCTGCCAAAGTGAGGCTAGTAAATAGCCCACTGTTTCGTCTTGGTGAGTTTTACTCACCTCCACCACGTTCGCGACAATGTAACCCTCCCACCCTAGGGTGCGAGGTTTGTCTCGAGCGAGGATTGGGGTGGCTTCATCAAAGTTTGAGATGAAACCACCATCTCCGAGGTCATTTGGAATCAAAATCCGATAGGGTTTTGAAACCGAATTGACGAGGAGCTCAAAGACAGGACGAAAACGTGCATCACATCCGTAGCGTAAGCTACTTCTGTGAGCAAATCTTCGAACTGCATTTGCCAAGCGGTAAACCGCTGGAACGGACGTCACTTTATCTTTAAGATAAATTGGCTTAACATCGATCCCGGAGAAGAAATGAGCGCCGCAGCTTTCCCTAAATGGTGAGTCGAAATGACTCTTTTTCACATTAAGGACAAAGCCGTAGAACTCAAGCATCTCCGCGAACGTCTTTAAGCACGCAGTCGGGACGATAACGTCATCGCCGTATGCGCTCACCTCAGAAGTTCCGAGGTGATGATATTCTGCGCAGCAAGAAGCAACTGCATAGAATATCAATGTCTCTAATTCAAAGGTAAAGGCGTTCCCCATACTGGAGAACTTCTCCCAATGAAGAAGAGATCCGCTTAAAGTCCCATAATGGGATCGGCAAGCATCCATAAGCAAATACCATCGACGAGGTAATAAAGCCTCAACGACGGAACTTGCAATGGAATCACTAGCGGAAGAGAGATCAATAGTTGCAAGGTTAAGCGAGACACTGCCTAACCGAGCAAGTTCTTGATTCCTCGACTGATAGCGCAAGTCGACCCCATACCGTTGTAGCCTCGATCTAACCATTTCGCCAATAGATTTCTGGAACCAAAGATTGATCCCAGGTTCTATAGCGATAACGCGGTTAGTAGAAGCATCCTTCGGTACAGTGATCACCTTATTCCCAACTTGAAAATTCGGAAATCCCGAATCCACAAGCTGGTTGGCCCAAAGAGGAAAACAAACCTCGATAGCCTCCCAGGGAATAAGGTTGTACAGATCACGCGTAATTCCGGTTTCACACCGGAACTTTTTGGCTGGACTAGCGTCCCTACGTTTTATCAACGTGGAAGCGCCAGGGCCCCAGTCTGGCTTCTCAATCAACTCGTCGGCCGAATAATCGCCTAGAATCCTAGCAATTTTCCGGATGATTGCGTTATGCAACCAAACGGCTTTTCCCTGAAATTTAGGGTCAAGCGCTAGATTTCGAAATCGATCATTCGTACTCTTACAAAGAGATTCAAATTTCTTGAATTTCTCTAACGCAACTTCGTCCAAATCTCGGTCAAAGGTTAATCCTTTGAACTTTGATAAGAACTTGGTTGCGGCGTAAGAGTCTCTAAGCGCTACAATATTATTGTAGTGCAAAGGATTGAACTCAAGATCAGCAAGCTGTTCATGCTCTCCCTCACGGAAGAGTATTGAAACAGTTAGCGCTCGAGGACAATCAAGACCTTCGAGGTACATTGAGATTGCCGAGGATTGTACACCCTCGGGAACGCGTTGGCTCGTAATTCCATGATGGAATTTACTGCCATACTTCTTAGAAGACATGGCATACCTCCAGAGTTCAGCCTAACAGTAACTAGCCGGAGATTTGGCTAGTACACGTTTTCGAACGTAGTCACCGCGGATTCGAGCGGAGTACCCGTTGCATCAGTGGGCGCTCCGTCGTTCGCGTTGATCGTTCGAACAAAGAGCGAAGCCATCTCACTGTACAGCTTTTGCCGTTCAGCGAGAGTGGAACGCTCCGGGAGGAAGAACTCCATGACGCATGCGCAATCGTACGCCTTCGTCGGAGCCGGCTGAATGCCGGTCGCCGTAGACGGACTGGTTTGCTCAAGAGTCGGGAGGACGAGCTTCGCCGTGACTTTGTAGATGCGGCTCGCCTTGGTAGGCGGACGTACCGACAGAGTCAGGCGGGGGTAACCGATGGCGATTCCGCCAACTCGGTCAACCCATGACGCGACCCCTTGGGGGTTAATCCCTTCAGGGCTCAGCGTGGAGTCCACACTTACCGTAGCACTTGTCGTTAAACGAGCAAGCGCATGGTCAAGGATGGACGACAGCTTCACTGCCGCAATAGCGGACATTGAACACTCCATGTATCAAACGTGGAAGCCGTTACCCCTTCACTTAGAAAAGACCGATTTAACCAATGCTATCCCATTAGCTGCATGAGTAACACTAGCAAGGCCATTCTTGAAGGCAGGAAAGGTCTGAGTAGGAAAAGCTGTAAGCTTTATCCTATCCAGCCTTACTGTCTCCGAATGGTAGTGCGCGTGTTCCCAGTAGTTACTGAGAGAGTTACCGGCATTCGGTCCTTCTGAGTCAACGGCGGAATCCGTCACAGCCCTAGTAAATAGAGTCTGGCTACCATCGACAAACTCGAGACCATCGAAAGCAGTAAATGCTTCGAGGTACGGGCCTATCGGTAGAAACCAGTCTACTACGAAGGAGAACGGGAGGATCTCCCATGCGAGGTTTATGGGATTTGTAAAACAGTCTGGGCAGCAAAGGACCTCAACGGAGACGCAAGTCGAAACCTCAACACAAACTTACACTTCGTCTTAGCTTTCACTTTCGTGGTAAGCTGAAGACCCGGTGCAACGAGTGTTGAATATTGGCTTGGGACTTTAGTAACCGTTTCGAGTTCAGAGCTGGCAGACTCGGCAACCCGTTGGACGAAGTCATTGCCATGTAACGTAGACATTGACTTTAGCGCCCCATAAATGTCCTGCAGCAGAGGTTTCCATCCGTACTGAAGCTCTAGCCAATTTTCGGCTACAGTCTTCGATGCAGATGGTTTCCCATGCGGCGTTCGATTATTGGGACGTCGTCCGTGCGTTAGTTCGCTCACGGCTGAGGGGATATTTCCTCTCTTCAGTGATCGCACCGACCGATAGATACGGTTGGCTGAATCGCCAATCAACCTAAAGGTCTGGTTCATCTGAGCAATGTCTTGCGCGAGATTAGCTTCAATCCCGAGCTCGGCACTATCGATGAGGCGTCTTAACGCATTGAACCTAGCCAGGGGAACATGTCCTGGAATAGGGGGCTCAGCATATATCTCGGTATAAGAACGCACCCAACTGTTATACCCCGGTCCCGTCCTTCGACGAGAACCGTGGAGTAACTGGTTGACGGTGACTTCCTTAATTGTGACGCTATGCGGATTAACCGGTAGCGCCCTGTTCCTAAGCTTACCGAAATTCGGTGTCCTGGAGCCCGTCCAGAATCGCTCGTAAGCGACCTGGGGGACAACAGTATCCGAAAGAACGGTGTAGGTAAATGGCGGATCAGCACTCTGATCTTCAAGAATCCTTCGAAAAGGAATCGAGATCGTCTGAGGACTGGGACGCAAAGTACTTGTCTTAGGAACCGAGACACGTGCTGCTCGGTTGGATGTGACACCAACCGAGGCCCGTTTCCGTGCTTTTCGCACTGGAGACGGATACGCTGGACTATCCGGAGGAACCACGAGAATAGGCTTACCAGAAGAATCGGTAGACCTCTTCGGATGATTCATAGGGATAGTAACCACACGAGGAAACCCTCGGTGGTAATTGGTATATATGAGGTATAGGCGCGATCGTTTCTTGATTAACGGCCAGCGGGTAGTAAAGTCCCTTCTCATCAAGGTATTAGCCTCAATGAGTCCGGTGCTAAACTTCCGCTCACCGTCAACCTCGAGTACAATCTCGCCGTACTCATAATTATCAATTACTCCGAAAGGCTGCTTCGTCTGCCCCGACAGAGCAACGTACGCGGGTTTGATGCTGATTAATGGCGTCAGTGGCATTATACCGGCCATACGAGGATAATCTCCCATATGGTTGACACCAAACCGGCACCGCCGGTACCTAGGAACAGACCAAAGAGGAACGGATGGGCGACGACGAACCTTTCAAGGAATTCCTCATTTTGAGGAGATTCATCTAGGAAGACAGTCAGACGCTCCATTTTGCACCTCGATGGTATGTTGATAGGTCGGGTCCCATTAAAGGACCCAGAAGGGAAGCATCTAAGGGGGCTACTCTAAAAGTAGCCCGTAACTTAGAGCCCTACTCGGGTGGCAAGTGCGCTAAGTCGCGAAGAACCGTGATAGCAGCGGACAGCTCCTCGTTAGACATGTCAGACGCTTTTCTATGAAGCATATCCGAAGATAAGCCATGCTTTCGTATGGCTACCTTCATGTACGCATCATATTGAGCGTTCAACAGCTGACGATAGAACTGTACACCGTTACCAGTAGGTTCAGACGATTTCGCCATAGAGCCTCCTTAGTAAAGGTTACTCCCTTCTAGAGACCACTCTTTTGAAGAAGAGGTTATATTTTCTCTCCCCTCATGGTGGCCTTAAGGATCCTGCAAAACTCAGCTAGTTCAGCTGTGTCAAAGCAAGATCCAAGGTGGAATCTGAAATCGGTATATTGCTCATCACTGAGCAAACACCGCTCCAGACCCCACTCAAGTGAGTCTCTTACGCATGCTTTTAAAGCATCGAAATTAGACTTCATTTGAACCTCCATGAGAAAAGAGAGTCGGGTTGGGGGCCCATAATGGGAACCCTGCCCGAGCCAATGACTTGCTTGACTCTAATGCGCCAAGAGCCAGAAAATCAAGGCAACTGCCTCGACAATCCAGCCCTGGAACATTTTGAGCCATTCAAAGTCGGTCGGCATATAGCCTCCCTTCGGAGAGTGGTTTCTAGAAGGGAG